GACGAGAACCAAGCTCAACGTGAAAACCTATCCATGAAGAAGCTAACTGTTGAAGAAATCCAACAGCACTACGCTGAATGGGAAGCTGGAGTTGCTCGTGGCGACGAAGACAAGTTTGTTCCGGGTGAGGTTGGTCCTGACGGTCAGCCGATTGAACTTGAGCCTATTCCTGTTATTTCTGTTAACGACTGGGATAACCACGCCGTACACATTGAAGTTCACAACCGTTTCCGTAAGAGCCAGTCGTTTGACTTGCTACCTCCGGAGATCAAGGCTGAGTTCCAGAAGCACATTGCTATTCACCAAAACGCTTTGCAGAATCAAATGATGCTGCAACAGATGGGCGCACAGATGCCTGTACCTGAACAGGGTGCACCTTCTGACGCTCAACAACCAACTGATCAGGGAACCCCTGAACAGTCCGGAATGACAGAAGAACAGTTAGGATAACATGTCACAGGAAGAGACGAGCATCGACGGACTAGAAGTTCAAAATGATGCTCCTGAAGTACAAGAGAACGATAACGTTCTGGAACTGCCAAAGTTTGAAGAGAAGCCAGAGTTTAAACCTCACCCGGCTCACGAAAAGCTTTTGGCAGAGCTGCCAGAAGCATGGCACCAAAAAGTTATTCCGTTCCTGCAGGAACAGGACAAAGCTTACCAAAGTCAGCTTGAAAAGTTTTCACCATACAAAGACTTTATTGATAACGAAGTTGACCCAGCCTACTTGCAGCAAAGCGTTGAGCTAGCTAGGGCGATCTCTGAAGATCCTCTAACTATTCACGAAAACTTGACTGCTGCTCTTATGCAGCAAGGTTTGTTAAAAGCTGAAGCTGAAGCTGCTGCAGCTGATGTTATGTCTGAAGAAGGTTTCTTTGACGATGAGTCAGACTTGCCGGACGGTGTGAAGAAACAGCTTGATGCACAAAACCAGCAACTTAAAGAAATGCAAGAGTTTATGCAAAGCCAACAGTTAGAGAGAGAAACTGAGGTTGAGTATGCTCGCATCGAAAACGAGTTTGCTGGTCTTCGCGACGTGTACAGTGTAACCCCACAGCAAGAGACGGCAATCATTGAGTTGATGGAAGCCGGTCTTGCACGCGGAGAAGATCTATCCGTAATTGATGCAGCAAAGAAACTTGTTGCCATCACCGGTGTAGGTTTTCAGCGTCTTGGCGCAAACCAACAGTCCGCAAATGCGCCTGTAGTTTTAGGTGCCGGCAGCGGAGTCCCATTTGAGTCAGTTCAAATCCCTAAGGACGAGAAGGGCAAGAAAGAAATGCTTGCCAAACTGTTTGAACAAAACCAGAAACAGTCACCAAACTCGCTGTAACTAAAGCTAACAAAAACCCCAACATCCAAAGTGTTGGGGTTTTTGTTTCACGTGAAACATATGATACGCTAGAAGTGTCTAAGTACAGCTTTTAACGAAGTCAGGGCATCAGACGTAGTGCGCTCGCACATTTATCTATTTATTCACTCAACTATCCCTTAGGAGGGAAAACACATGGCTGGACAGTCCATACTGACCTTTGCATCTGATGCAATCAAGCTAGTGTACGGTGACCTTCACGAGCAGCTGCGCGACAAGAACCCTGCGCTGCAACTCATTGAAGCATCATCCGCACACATCACCCGTAACGGTAAAGAAGTAATCTTCGACACCCACATCGGACGCAACCAAGGTATTGGTGCTCGCGGAGTTCGCGAAGTACTACCTACCGCTGGTGCACAGAAGTACAAGCAAGCTCACCTATACCTAACGAACCTATACGGTTCGATCGAGGTTGACGGTCAGCTATTCGAACAAGCTGCTGAAGACTACCAAGCCTTCATCAACGTTGTTGACAACGAAATCCGTGGTCTAAAGAAGGACCTTGCTAAGGACCTAAACCGTCAGGTTTACGGCGACGGATCTGGAAAGCTAGCTGTTGTTTCAGCTCAGCCTTCATCTTCAACTCTTACCGTTGACTCAGTTAACTGGCTAGAAGAAGGTATGATCGTTGACATTGTTGACCCTACCACTGGTGTTAAGCAACAGTCAGGTGCAGCAAGCTCGATTGAAATCACAGCAATTAACGAAACCACCAACGTAATCACGGTGACCGGTACCCTTGGTACCTTCAGCACCAACATTAGCGCTGGCGACATTCTAGTTCGTTCTTCCAACGGAGTAAACTCCTTCGGCAAGGAATGGACCGGTCTAGGTGCTATCGTTAGCGCTACCAGCGAGTTGCACGGCATCAACCCAGCATCATACCCGATCTGGAAGTCAACCGTTGAAACTCTCGGAACTCCGGGAACCTCAACCGGTACCCTAACCGAGCTTGCTCTTATCAACCTAGTACAAAAGGTTGACAAGAAGGGTGGCGACGTGGACGTAATGCTAGCATCTCCGGGCGTATTCAACGCTTACTGGGATCTACTACAAGGTCTACGCCAGTTCACCAACGGTGCAACCCTTGAAGGTGGACAGCGAGCATTCTCGTTCGACGCCGTAGGTAAGCCAATCAAGTTCGTTTCGGACTACGCTGCACCTAAGGGTACAGTCTACGCTCTATCGAGCAAGGAAATCGTAGTTAACCGTAAGAAGGACTGGTCTTGGATGGACCGCGATGGTTCGATGTGGTCACGTCTTGCAGACACCGACGCATACGAAGCTCGTATCTTCCAGTACAGCCAGCTTGGTACGTACCGTCGTAACGCTCACGCTGTTCTATCGAACATCACTGAGAAGTAACAACTAAAGAAACCCGGAGTCAGGTCCCGTCTCGCCTGACTCCGGGTTTTCTAATATCCGGTACAATAGAAACATGGCAGACTACATAACTTTCGACCGCATCGACGGCTTATACCACGAATACCAGCGCAGAGTCGCTGCAGTAATTCGCGACCTCTACCCAAACGTTCGACTACTACGCCTCGAACCGGGACACCCCAGTTTCAACCCAGAGCGACCATACGCCCTAGTTGACGAACCAAACTTAGCCGTACCATACGTGATCCGTACATTAGCTGAATCAGAAATTGATGCACGACTAATCGCATGGCTAGTAGATAACGACACACACAAAGCCGGATCAAAAGCAAACAGCTTATTTATCCTCGAAATGGCTGAGAAAGCTCTAAACCAAAAACGTGAGTTAGAATATTTAGAGGAGAAAAAAGACATGATGAAGTCAGTCATGAAGTCCAAGAAACATGAATACCGTCACGACGGAAAGGTTTTGCGTAAATAATGCCAGCAGAAATTTTCACTAAAACATCTAAAGATGTTGCAGATCGTGTGCGCGCAATTTTTGGTGACACCTCTGGTGCACAAATCGACGACGAAACACTCCTACGTTGGATCAACGATGGTCAACAAGAAATTGTTAACAACAACGCAATCCTAAAAGACACCAAAATAACAAGCGTTATCGCCGGGGTAGAGGAATACAGTTTCCCAACAGACCGCGTACAGTACATTGAAGCGATCTATGTTAACGGTCGACCAGTCAAAAACATGTCGCCACAAGAATACCGTGAATACATCCTCACCCAAGACCCATCAAAGTCTGCTGTAGCTGACGTCCCAGAAGTCTGGTACGAACGAGCCGGAGTAATCACGTTCTACCCAACCCCAAACAAAGACTACAATGATGGTCTAAAACTAGAATACGTAAAAATGCCGGTAGCCGTAGCCTCTATTGCAGCTGACCGCATCCTAAGCATCCCAGACCGTTACCTAAACGAACTCGTCAACTACTGCACCGTACAAGCGTTAGAGTTAGACGAAAACTATGCAGCAGCAGAGTACAAGAGTAAACAATTCCGAGACGGACTGAACAGATTGAGCCAAAAGGAGAACGTGTCACAGATCGATCTCTACGTGCAGATCATGCCAGATCCGGACGATTACCGTGTCTGACCTATTACGACAACGTTCAGCAACACTTAAAGACTTTTCCGGTGGTTTAAATAACTACTGGGACCCGTCATCCATTGCAGAAAACGAAGTCTCATACCTGATCAACATGGAGTTTTCACCAAACGGTGCCCTAGTCTCCAGACCAGCAATCAGCGAAACAACACTGCCACAAATCCCAGCAAGCGGTACACCACTATACATTGATATCCTCGGATACTTCACCCCGTCGGGTGGTGACCGTTACATAATTGCTACAGCTGGCACCAAAACTTACCGACTAAACCTTGACGCCGTAACCCCAGCATGGACTGAACTATGGGCTTCAAAAGCAACCGGTTACGTCCAATACGACAACAAAGTTATTCTTTGCAAAGCAACAACCGGTGGCGCAAGATGGGCTGTCGGAGACGCTAGCGTAACCGCTATCACAACCATGCCCGCGCTTGCCGGTTTAGTTGTATACCAGTCACGTTTCTTCGGTTGGGGTGTAAGAGGAACAGCCACCGACACCAAAGTGTATTACAGCGACCTAACCACAATCACCACACCATTAGGTGTGTACGACTGGAACGTAGACTCTGTAATTAACGTAGGGTTAGGTGACGGTCAATCAATCTCTGGCATCCTAATCGACTACAGTAAGATCTTTATCTTCAAATCAGCATCAACTTACGCTTTCTCATTCAGCGAACTACCTGAAGAGGGAACACTGTCGCTGATCCAACAAGGTATTGGGGCAGAAAACAAAAACTGTATTGCCAACTACCAAAACGGTTATGTTGTATTACATGATCAGATCGTTTACCGGTTTCAAAACGGACAGTTTAGCCCGCTAAATGCACAACGAGTAAACTTTAAACCATTCAACAGCGCTTACCAAAAAGACTTCACCGTGTCAGTGTTTGGTGACCGTGCAATCATCTGGTTCAGCGGATCAATCTATGCTTTAAACTTGCTTACCGGAACTTGGGCGCAATGGGAATCAACCACAGAAATCGCTCACATTTTCCAAACACCACAAAAATCTTCAACCATTAAACAACACGAAACAGCGTATGCAATCACAGGGTCAAACACAACCAGTAAATGGAAACTTTACCAAATGGACAATTCACCCGTAACAACTAACGCTGCAGAAGTGTTTACGTGTAAGCTCCGCACCAGAATTTACGACTTTGACACTCCTGCAGAATGGAAACGTTTATATTGGTGGGCTGCTGATGTTGCAGCAGACGGTGTTATTACAGCAACTGTTACCGCAATCGCAGCTTCTTCAAACGTTCGTTCATGGGATCAGATCTCAACAAGCACTTGGGATGTTCTTTCAACCCTTACGTGGGATAAGTTGCTTTCCGAGGACCCTTATGTCACTACAGAACGCACTATTGATGAAGGTGCTCCGCAACGTGCTTTACTCAAACTTGAACACAGTATTCGCTTTAGACGCGCATATTTTGAGGTATACTTTAGTTGTGATGGTACAGCCGAGACGTCCCCAGCACAAATTTTCAGTATCACACCAATGATTGGTGTGAAAGCTAAGTTAACTAAGG